TACCAAGACTACGGTTTCCGAGATCGTGCTGCCGTCCTACGAGCGCATGGAGGAAACCTACGTCATGAAGGTGTTCTAACATGGCGGTTGTGAAGTATCCGTATTCCGTCAAGTTCAACGGCAAGCGTTACGCGCCGAACATGCCGATTGAAGTTGCCGATGCAACGGAGTTTGTGAAGAATGGCGCTACTGTGGTGGATGAAAAGAAGAAGGGCGGTCGTAAGGCCAAGGCTGAGAAGACCGCTGAGTCCACCGAGGAAACCAAGAACACCGATGCGGTGAAGACCGCTGAGGAAGTCAAGGTTTCCGACGAGACCACTGAGTCCACCGAGGAATAAAGCGAAGGAGGTAGGCCGAAATGAGTGACACCGATAAGCTGTCGATGATTAAATCCATGCTTGGGTTTGATGACACTTCTGAGGACAAGCGATTGACGGCCTACCTCGACGCTTCTAAGCGTGAGATATTGGCTTGGAGATATTCGTACTCCACGGAAGTTCCGAAAGAAGTTCCGTCCGAGTATGAAATGACCCAAGTATCGGCAGTTGTTGCCGGGTATTCGCAGAGCGGAGCAGAGAATCAAACGAGTCATAGCGAGAACGGTATTTCTCGCACTTTCAAATACGAGGACATGATTGCCTATATCCGCAGTCACGTCATTCCGATTGCGAAGGTGATCTGAGATGCGCTGTATGAATCGCAACAAAGTCCCGTTCTTCTACGCTCTGTATTTGCGAAAAGAATCACTTCTTGACGAGTACGGTAACGATACAGGTCAGTATGAAGTGATTTACGGCAACCCTGTCGATCTGAAAGCTAATATCTCCGCTGCGAAGGGCGAAACGAACATCCGTCAGTTCGGTGAAGATGTTGCCTATGATAAGGTCATCGTCATAGAGAAGCCCTTCCCTCCGATTGATGAACATTCCGTTCTCTGGATTGATACGATGCCTCAGCTTACGGAAGATGGAACGCTGGCACGAGATGACAAGGGTGAGATCATTACCCCTTGGGATTATCTCGTGGAGAAGGTCGCTCCGACGCTTAACAGCATTTCCATCGCTGTGAAGAAGGTGTCTGTTAGTGGCTAAGAAGGTCATTTCCTTCACGCTTGACCCTAACAGCATCGACAAGGCGATTCGTGAAATCCAGCAGTATAAAGCTGAGATCGTAAGGAAAACAGAACTTCTCAGGGAGCGCGTAGCTACGCTTATTGCGTGGAAAGCGGCTCAGGGATTTTCTTCTTCCATTGTTACTGATCTTATCAACGGTGAAATGCGAAACGGGTCGGTTGATGTTCAGGTGGACGAGCGAGGCGGTATATCCGTAATCATCGCCAATGGCGATGATGCGGCGTTTATCGAATTTGGTGCAGGTGTGTACTACAACGGTTCGGTGGGTTCGAGTCCGCATCCAAAGGGAGCGGAACTTGGAATGACCATCGGAAGCTATGGTAAAGGACATGGTGCGAAAAATGTGTGGGGCTTCTATGAAGACGGTGAGTTGAAGCTGACACATGGTACTCCCGCCTCCATGCCAATGTACAACGCCATGAAAGAGGTGTGTGCAGACATAGCAAACATTGCAAAGGAGGTGTTCGGCTCATGATTGATGTGGAAAACGAAATCTATGACAGAGTTGCGAAGCGTTTGAGAGAAACCTTTGATGGAATCGGTGTTGCGGGTGAGTTTGTTCTTTCCCCATCTCAGTTTCCTTTTGCTTCTATCGTCGAAGCCGATAATACCCCTTTGCAGAGAACACAGACCAGCGATTCGGTTGAAAACCACGCTACGTTGATGTATGAAGTCAATACATATTCTAACAAAGCGAAAGGTAAGAAAGCCGAATGTAAGGCCATTATGGGAGTAGTTGACGAGGAAATGGCAGCGATGGGATTCACGCGAATCATGCAGAATCCCGCCCCTAATGCGCTTGACCCTACGATTTATCGTATGGTTTCTCGCTATCGGGCTGTCGTTTCCAAAGACAAAAAAGTGTATAGGAGGTAATTATCATGGCGATCAGCACTTACAAGGTATTCCTTATGATGAAGAAGGATGCCGCCTATGAGAAGCTGGTGGACATCAAGGATTTCCCCGATCTCGGCGGTTCTCCTGAGATGCTGGAAACCACCACGCTCTCTGATAAGATGCAGACCTACATTCCGGGTATTCAGAACCTTGATGCCCTTGAGTTCACCGCGAACTACACCAAGACTGACTTCGCCAAGCTCAAGGAGCTTGACGGTGTTGAGCATGATTTCGCTGTGTGGTTCGGTGGTACTGAGGAGGCGAATGTTCTGACTCCGACTGGCTCTGACGGTAAGTTTGAGTTCAAGGGTCAGCTTTCCGTGTTCCCGGTTGGCGGCGGTGTCAATGAGGTGGTTGACATGACCATCACCATTGCTCCGTCCACCCCGATTACGGCGGCTGCGGATGCGTAAATGAAATCAGGGCTAAGGCGCAAAACCTTAGCCCTGAAACACCCAACAACATAACAGGAGGAAAAGAAAATGAGTAAGCAGTTGAAGTTCACTTACAAGGACAAGGAGTATACCCTTGAGTATACTCGCCGAAGCGTTGAGCGCATGGAGCGCAACGGTTTCAACGCTACCGAGATGCGTGATAAGCCGATGACTACGCTTCCCGCGCTGTTTGCTGGCGCGTTCATCGCCAATCATCCTTGGGTTAAGCAGGAGGTTATCAATGAAATTTACGGCAAGATGACCAACAGGCAGGAGCTTATCGGTAAGCTGTCTGAGATGTACAACGAGCCGATTGAAGCTCTGCTGGATGACCCGGAGGAAAACGAGGGAAACCTGAACTGGACGGCCAGTTGGTAAGTGGCTCGCTGTCTTATTCCGAAGGGAGCGGGACTGATGACGGTTCTGCTCCCATTTCCACTTACACCGAGCGTTTCTACGAGCAGTTTCCTTATTACCTTTCCATCGGTATGACTGCGCAGCAGTATTGGGACGATGACCCGACGCTGTGTAAGTATTACCGCAAGGCTGAGGAAATGCGCAAAGAAAGGCTCAATCAACAGTTGTGGTTGCAGGGATTGTACGTTTACAGCGCTTTGTGTGACGTTGCCCCGATCTTTCATGCGTTTGCGAAGAAGGGAACGAAAGCCAAGCCTTATGCGGATGCTCCTTTCCCGTTGTCTGTTAAGGCTCAGAAGAAAGAAAAAGAGCATAAGCAACGTGCCGTCAGTTCCAAGGGCAAGAGCTACATGGAAGCGATGATGATGCAAATGAATAAAAAGTTTGCACCACCTTCCCCGAAATCATAACGAGTTTATGACGAGAGGAGCTAACGCACATGGGAACGACCATTGATTCGTTGGAACTTGAAGTCCAATCCAGTTCTCAAAGCGCAGAAAAGGGATTGGATGCGTTGGTAAACACTCTCGGCAGATTGAAGACAGCTACGATGGGAAGCGCAGGGCTGAATAAGCTCGATAAGACGCTGACCAAGTTGGATGCTACGCTCAAAGGCATGAACTCGCAGTCCATCACAAAGGTGCGTGAACTGACGAACGCTCTTGGTGGTCTATCTTCCGTAAAGGGTCTCAAGCTGTCTTCTACCATCGCAAAGACCATTGAATCCATTGGTGCGGCAAGCAGCAAGCTCAATGGTCAGGGGATTAGCTCTCTGAGAGAACTGACCCCTGCGCTTTCTTCTCTTTCCTCTATGGGAAATGTCAAGATTTCTCCTACCATCGCTGCGAGTCTTACAAAGATCACCGAAGCGGTGAACAAGATGAATGTTGACAATCTCGGCAGAGTGGAAGCGTTGGCAAATGCGATTGGTACGCTCTCGAAAATCCAGAATATCAAGATTTCGTCTTCGATTGCCAATCAGATCGTAAGACTCGCTGAGGCTGCTGATAAGCTGAAAGCTCCCGATCTTACGAAGTTCGGCAATCTTGCGGAGGAACTTGTTCCCCTGACGAATCTTGGAAAGATTACTGCTTTTTCGGAACTGAGCAAACTGCCGAAGGTAATGGAAGCTCTGAACGCTCTTGATATGACAGCATTTGAAACTAAGATTAGGCAGTTGTCTACGGCGCTGCAACCTCTTGCTTCTCAAATGAATCAGATCAGCAGCGCATTTAGCAGATTCCCGTCTCAGGCACAGAGGTTGGTGACAAGCACCAATGCTTTGAGTACGGCAAATATGAGGGCTTCTGATTCTTATGTCGGTTTGTACGCACGTCTCTCTATGGCGGCTACCGCTGTGAAAGTCGTTGCGTCTAAGATTGCTTCTGCAATCGACAAATCCAATCAATATATCGAAGATATTAACCTGTTCAATGCCTCTATGGGCGCTTACACTCAGGCGGCTCAGAAATACGCTGATAAGGTCGCTGATGTGATGGGTCTTGACCCCGGCGAATGGATGCGCAATCAGGGTATCTTCATGACGTTGGCGACAGGCTTTGGTGTTGTCGGTGATCGTGCGTACACCATGAGCAAGAACCTGACACAGCTTGGCTATGACATCAGTTCGTTCTTCAATATCGGTATTGAAGACGCGATGCAAAAACTCCAATCTGGTATCTCTGGTGAGCTTGAGCCGCTTCGCCGCCTTGGTTACGATCTCAGTCAGGCTCGTCTTGAAGCGATTGCATTGAGCCTTGGTATTGACAAGGCGTTCAATAGTATGACTCAGGCTGAGAAAGCACAGCTTCGTTACTATGCGGTGATGACGCAGGTTACTCACGCGCAGGGTGATATGGCTCGTACTTTGGACGCTCCGAAGAATCAGCTTCGTGTATTCCAAGCAAGTGTTACTCAGGCGGCAAGAGCCGTAGGTAACATCTTCATTCCGATTTTGAACGCTGTTCTGCCT